AAATGGTTCTTACAAAGGTTGGAAAGCCGTTAAAATAGAATCCTAAATACTCATATGAAAACATTTAATCAATATCTAAAAGAATCTGATATACCTTTAGAAGGTAAAAAATTTGTTAAAAATAAAATAACAATTACCTTTCATCCAGATAAGGTTGAACACCACTATGGTGAAAAATTATTGAGAAGTAAAAATGGAGATTACTCAAAACCCACACAAAGAGATTTGTGGACAGCTAGTAGTATTGCCACAAATCTACTTCACAAACATAAGATTAGATAATGACCGCACTCAGTAGAACCCCCGTAAATACCAATAATCTACAGCCCACAAAGTACCTGTTAACCTTTGACCGGATACCAAATGTATCATACTTCTGTCAAGCGGTAAACATACCAGGGGTAAGTGTAGGACAAGCCCCAATCAACTTTCCATCAGTCGCTGTATATGCACCTGGTAACCAGTTGGCCTACAACAATTTTAACATCTCCTTTACGGTTGATGAACAGTTACTAAGTTGGCAGGAAATGTACAATTGGTTCAGGTCTTTTGCTTCTCCAGATGGTACAGATGAACGAAATAGATTAACGGCAATACAGAACTCTTATAAAAGTCAAACTAAAAAAGATATGTCAGATGCCACATTGACTATTCTTAACAACTTAAACAATCCAACAGTTCGTGTACACTTTACGAATATGTTTCCAGTATCAATATCAGACCTTCAGTTTGATACCAAAATGTCAGCAGATGATATCATCACGGCTGATGTCAATTTCGTTTACGAACAATTCACTTTTGAACCGGTATAATTAACACAATTTCTTGCCATTTAACATAAGTTGTGTTAGAATGTAGGTTTAGTGTTACACTTTTGAATTTATTATGGAAAATCTAGAACAAGTATTAAAATATTGGGAAAAAGACGCTGAGATAGACCAGACTGAACCTGGTAAAGAACTCATTCGTATACCCACACTACACAGTAAATACCTTGGTATTCTTATTAAACATAAGATTGCCTCAAAGAAGGCTCATTTTGATTATCTCCGTATGAGAAAAATTAAGTGGGAATACTATACAGGTAAAATGTCACAAGATGAATTGGAAGAATATGGTTGGGTACCATTTCAATTTACACTCAAATCTGATATTACCACATACCTTGAAGCTGACGGTGATTTAATTAAACTGTTAGAAAAGAAAGTGTATCATGAAGAAACGGTATCTGTTATCGAATCTATTATGAATGAACTTAAACAAAGAACTTGGCAGCTTAGGGACTTTATTGGCTGGGAAAGATTTATAGGAGGCCAATGATATTATAAATACCTATATTCTTAATTAGGAGATAATCATGGATTTTAGAACAGTTGTAGTAAAAACTCTTTTAGGTGAAAAAGTAGAGGTATCACCAAGTACCGAAGCAAAAAATGATTTATTAAAAAAGGCTCATGCTCATGCATTAAGCCAAGTTGATAAAAAATTAAAATCTGGTGGTTATGAAAGTGCTGATGATTTAGCTAAACATCACGCACAAGAATTACATCGTGCTTTAGAAACTTTAGGTCGTGGTAAAAAACTAAAATAATAAAAGGATTAAACCCATCAAATTTAAGGTGTGTGGCTTTAGGACAAAGAAAAGAGCATAAAGGTTGGAAAGCAAAAATTATTAATGAGTGATTTGATTATATCAAAAGTGAATGAGGTATATGTTAAAATAAAATGTGAAAAACATATAGCTAAAGAACTTTCTTTGTTTTTTGAATTTTTTGTTCCTGGTTACACCTTTGTTCCAGCTTATCGCAATAAAATTTGGGATGGAAAGATTAGACTTTTCAACCTACAAACATCACAACTCTATCTTGGTTTACTTCCTTATTTGGAATCATTTTGCCAAGAGAGGGATTATGAATGGTCTTATGAAGAAGGCCTTGGATTTGAAGATGAGTATTCGGTTTATCATGCCAAGAAATTTGTACAATCATTAAAATTAGAATCAAATGGCAATCCAATTGAAATCAGAGACCATCAATTGGAGGCATACATTCATGCCATGCAAAAACGCAGAACTTTATTATTATCTCCTACCGCTTCTGGTAAATCACTTATCATTTATTTGTTGTTTAGGCAATTACTACAATATCAAAACTTAAAAGGTTTGATTATTGTTCCTACCACATCTCTAGTAGAACAACTCTATTCAGACTTTGCAGATTATTCTGGTGGAAATGATTTTAATGTAGAAGAAAATGTACACCGTATTTACCAAGGTAAAGAAAAGAACACAGACAAAGCTTTAACAATCTCCACTTGGCAGTCCATGTATAAAATGCCAAAGGAATATTTTGACCAATTTGATTATATCATTGGTGATGAGGCTCACTTATTCAAAGCACAATCCCTTACTAGCATTTTAACCTCTTGTACCAATACCAAGTATCGTGTCGGTCTTACAGGTACCTTAGATGGAACCAAAACTCATAAACTGGTATTAGAAGGTTTGTTTGGCCAAGTAAAGAAGGTAATCACCACAAGGGAATTAATAGATAAACAGCAAGTATCCGACTTTGAGATTAAATGTCTGATACTTAAATACGATGATGAAATATGCCAAGCAATGAAAGATAAGACTTATCCTGAGGAAATTCAGTATCTTATTGCCAACGAAAATCGTAATAAATTCATTAAGAATCTTGCAGTTAGCTTAGGTACAAATACACTTGTGTTGTATCAAATGGTTGACAAACATGGACAAATACTGTATGATATGATTAAGAACACCAAGAACATAGGTGATAGAAAAGTTTTCTTTGTACACGGTGGAACAGAAACGGCAGACAGAGAAGATATTAGAAGAATAATGGAGATTGAAAATGATGCGATTGTGGTGGCTTCTTTTGGTACCTTTAGTACCGGTATTAATATTCGTAATCTACACAATATCATTTTTGCTAGTCCTAGTAAAAGTAGAATACGAAATTTGCAAAGCATTGGTAGGGGGTTACGACAATCTGAAGGTAAAGAAATAGCCACTTTATATGATATTGCAGATGACCTTAGATATAAGAAACATATGAACTTTACATTAAAACATTTCATCGAAAGAGTTAAACTATATAATGAGGAGCAGTTCCCATTTAAAATTTATAAAATAGGACTAAAAAATGCAAAATGAAATTAGATTAGTCAGATTAAAAAATGGTGAAGATGTCATTGGTTATGTAACTGACGTAGAAAACGGACAATATAACATAGCAGAACCTATGTCGGTTGGTATTGATATGCCAGCTAATAGACAACCTGGTTTATTAATGAGAAGTTGGTTACCCGTTCAACTTATTAAAACCAATGAAGCCGTAATATCAAATACGGAAATAATGTTTATGATGGAACCAGATGCTGAGTTCTGTGAATATTATGTGCATACTGTGGAAAAGATTAAAGAGATGTTAAGTGCTAAGAAACTTGTGGATAGTCTTAGTGATGATGAAGTAGATGATATGATGCATGAATTTGAGGAGTTCCAATATAATGGAGATACTTTACACTAGGTACTTAATACTTATCTTCATAGGGGGACATAGCGGACTTTACACGTTGTCAAGCCGTTTGTCAACAGCTTTCTGTGGTATACTTGAAAAGAAATGAAATTATGACTGAAACAACTAAGAAAAAACCAAAACAATATGTTAATAATGGAGACTTCCTAAAGGCCTTAGTTGATTATAAGACCGCTAGTAAACTTGCCAAGAAGAATAAAACTGAACCTCCTCCTATTCCTAACTATATTGGAGAGTGTTTTATGAAGATTGCAGAAGGTCTATCACATAAACCTAACTTCATTAACTATACCTACAGAGATGAAATGATGTCGGATGGTATTGAGAACTGCCTCCAATACTTTGATAACTTTGATCCAGCTAAATCCAAGAACCCTTTTGCCTATTTTACACAGATAATCTACTATGCCTTTTTACGGAGAATTTCCAAAGAAAAGAAACAGACTTATGTGAAGTATAAAGCTACTGAACAAATGGGTATTTTGGATGAAATGGAATTAATGGAGTTTGATGATGGTACTTCTCGTCAATTTGAACTGTACGATAACATTGCCGAATTTATTGAAAACTATGAAGTGGCAAAACAAACTAAAAAAGATGCGGTAAACAAGGCCAAAGGTATTGAAAAATTCTTAGGAGAGTGATATAATGTATAAAGTGTGTTATTATCTTTCTAATAGCAGATGTTCTAAATGGTTTAAAACCTTGCGTGAAGCAACTGAGTTTGCCAACAAACAACCTATTGAAAGTGTTATTGAAATTAAACATCATGAAAGTGAACCAACTATTTTTCAAGATTAAGTTGGTGTTAGTAATATTATGAAAATTGCGATTATAACAGACCAACATTTTGGTGCTCGGAATGATTCTACTCATTTCTTAGATTACTTCAAGCGTTTCTATAGTGAAGTGTTTTTCACTACATTGGACGAACATAAGATTGATACTGTTCTTATATTGGGTGATACATTTGACCGGCGTAAGTATGTCAACTTTTATACACTTAAACAATCCAAAGAAATGTTCTTTGATGAATTGGCCAAACGAAACATCCAAGTTTATATGTTGGCAGGTAATCATGATACTTATTTCAAAAATACCAATGAGGTTAATTCGGTAGACCTATTACTCAGAGAGTATACCAATATTCAGGTCATTGATGAACCCACTACAATTGATGTGAAAGATACTGCCATCTGTATGATGCCTTGGATTTGTCCTGAAAATTACAGCGACTCCATCCAAACTATTAAAGAGACCGATGCGGAGATTTGCATGGGTCATTTTGAAATTGCCGGCTTTGCCATGCACCGTGGTATGCCATCTTTAGAAGGATTAAGTCGTGATATTTTTAAGCGTTTTGATATGGTTTTTTCTGGTCATTATCATCACCGTTCCCACTCGGATAATATTTCATATTTGGGCAACCCATACGAACTCACGTTTCAGGACTATAATGATCCAAGAGGCTTTCACCTTTTTGATTTATCTAACCGCCATTTGGAGTTTATTCAAAATCCTAATGTGATGTTCCACAAAATTCTTTATGATGATAAAGAAAATACCATTACTGAAATTACCAGTAAAGATTTAACCAAGTATACCAATACCTATGTCAAGGTGGTTGTAATCAATAAAACGAACCCCTATCTGTTTGATAAGTTCATGAACAACTTATATAATGTTAACCCAATCGATGTTACCATTGCGGAAGACTTTGTTGACTTGACAGAAGGCGTAGAAAATGATATGATTAATGAAGCTGAAGATACTATTACAACTATTAACAAGTTTGTGGATGGTATTAAAGAAGAACATATT